TCACTATTCGAGCAAGAGGCAGCTGACCCTCAAGCATTTAATAAAGTCAGAGAAGGCGACACTAAAGATTTGTCGTCATTAATCCGTAGATCTATTGATTTAGATAAACAGATTAAAGATACCGAAGCACTACTAAAAGACCTACAGCAGAAGAAAAGATCTGTTGATGAGGAAGATATTCCTTCCATCATGCAGACTATGGGTGTTGAAAGTTTACAAGTAGATGGCAACAAAGTTACAGTTGATAAATTTGTTTCTGCTAGAATACCCGAAACTAAGAAGCAAGAGGCTTTTCAATTCTTGAGAGAGATTGGAGAGGGCGATATCATTAAGAACGAAGTTGTTGTTAGCTTCACTATGGGTCAGGATAATCAAGCTGGTGCTGTGGTTGCAGATTTAGAGAGCAAAGGCTTTGCACCACATAAGAAACAGCATGTGCATCCACAGACTTTAAAATCCTGGGTAAAAAATAGAATTGAAAGTGGTAAAGAAATAGACTTTGATCTATTTGGTGTATACCAGGGCAACCGTGCTAAGATAAAAGGAGGTCAGTAATGAACCAAGTTGCACAGAAAAAGACCACAGATGTAGTGGTATCAGAGTTAGATAAAATGTTAGAAGCTGACTCTGGTGCTGGTCTTGAAAATATCACTACGGAAGACATGCAAATTCCTTTCATTAGGATCATTCAAGCATTGTCTCCACAGTTACAGAAGGACGATCCTCTGTATATTAAAGGCGCTGAGCAAGGCGACATCTTCAATACGGTTACACAAGAAGTGTATAAGGCAGACGAAGGTGTTCTTGTTGTTCCTTGTTTCTTCGAGAAGAAGTTCTTGGAGTTTATGTTAAGATCATCTGGTGGTGGGTTTGTAAAAGAACTCGCGGCAGATGATAAAGACATAGCTATGACAACTCGTGAGGGTAGCATAGAGCTATTACCAAATGGTAACGAGTTGGTAAGAGCACACCAGCATTTAGTCATTGCACAATCTGCTGATGGAACTTTTGCACCGAGTGTTCTTGATATGAAAAAGACACAGTTGAAAGTGTCTCGTAGATGGAATACACTAAAGAATAGCATAAGACTACCTTCTGGTAATGCTATGCCGATTTACGGAACGGCTTGGAGTATAACTACAATCTTGGAAAAGAATGACCAAGGTTCATGGTATAACTACAAGTTGGATCGTGTAAACGAACTTACCAAAGATATAGAAAGTATGATGCTTGAAGCTCGTGCTATGTATCAAAGTGTAAGCAAGGGGGAAGTTAAGATGGCTGCTGCATCTGCTGATGAGATGGCTTCATCAGAAAAGGACGAAGTGCCGTTTTAATTTAAGCTGGGGTCACATATGTATCCTCCAAATGTGTGACCCTTTTTTTTTGGAGTGAAGAGTGAATTTAACAGAAGAATTATTACTTGCGTTTGAGGGTTTCAGTGGTGCTCATGGTCAGACGGAAGTTTCCAACCAAAGAATGAATGGCAAACAGAAAGCCAAATCATTTATCGTAAGACAACCACTAACATTAGAATTATTACAAGGACATATAGATGGTAGAAAAGGTGTTGGTGCAATACCTATAAACGAAAAGAACCAATGTAAGTTCGGTGCTCTCGATATAGATGAATACCCACTAGACCATCAACAACTTGTAAATAAATTAGATGAATTAAAAGTTCCGTGTATCGTGTGCCGTAGTAAAAGTGGTGGAGCACATATATTCTTTTTCTTTACAAAGTGGATGGAAGCGGCAGACTTCAGAGACAAAGCTGCCGAGATAGCTGCAGCTCTTGGACATGGACGTTGTGAAATATTTCCAAAGCAAGAGCAAGTATTGGTAGAGCGAGGAGATGTGGGCAACTTCATCAATCTACCATACTTTGATGCAGAGAAAACTTTGAGGTATGCCATTATTAAAGTTGGCAAGACTTATGTTGAAGCTAGTTTAAAAGAATTTATTCAACATTTGGGGACGGTAAAATGTGATCCAAATAAGTTTATGCAAATATCCGTGGGTGGTAAACCAAATCTATTTCCAGGTTTTGTTCCGTGTCTTCGTGCTATGTTATCTGTCGGTGTGCATGAGGGTGGTAGAAACAAAGTTGCTTTTCAGTTGGGTGTTTTTTTACAGAAGTCTACACCTAATGATTGGAAGTCGCAGTTGGAGCAGTTGAATGTAAAACACTTTACACCACCATTACCTGCGGCAGAAATTGTTACAATACAATCACAGTTAGAGAAAAAAGAATATCAGTATCTATGTAAAGATGAGCCTATGTCCTCACATTGTAATCAAGGTGTATGTCGTGGTTTGAAGCATGGCATTGGCACAACATCTATGCCTGCGATTAGTGGACTATCAGTTATACTATCAGAACCTCGTCTTTGGTTCTTGGATATAGATGGTAGAAGATTAGAACTTACAACAGAAGAACTACAGACACCAAGACTATTTCAAAGAGCATGTATGGAGCAGTTAAACTTTATGCCACCAAAGATGAAAGATGGAGATTGGGAGATACAAGTCAATGGTCTTCTTGAGAACTGTAATGAAATAGCAGTGCCACAAGAACTGACATACAAGGGACAGTTTCTATCTTACCTTGAACTGTTTTGCACGGGCAGAGTACAAGCACAAAGTTTTGAAGAGGTTGTTCTTGGTAAACCATATACAGACGGAGAGGAAGCAAGGACTTATTTTAAGATAGATTCTTTGATGGAGTTTCTACGAAATAGAAAGTTTGATAATTATACCAGAGCACAAGTCCAAGAGAGACTTAAAGAGATAAACAATGGAGACAGTTCGCTTGTTAAAAAGTTTCAGAACTCACAAGGTAAATGGAAATCCGTTAGAGTTTGGTGGATACCAGAGTTTGGAGCAGAAGTAGAAATAAAACCAATAACAATAGAAACAGATGAGGTTCCGTTTTGATAAAAGATGAAAATATAAGAAAAGCATACAAGAAATTTGTCGCTGATGAGGTTGAAAAAGAAACTACTATATTCGGTCCACCTGGCACAGGCAAGACCACAACATTAATTGATATAGTAAAAGATGAGATATCCACAGGTGTAGATCCTAAAAAGATAGGCTTTATGTCTTTTAGTAGAAAGGCAGCAGAAGAGGCGAGAACAAGATCAGCGACATCTTTGAAGATAGACTACAAAGATATGTTGTTTTTTAGAACATTACATTCTCTTGCTTTTACTTGGCTTGGCTTGAGTACGGCAGAAGTAATGTCTGGTCGTGATTATAATGAGTTAGGTAAATTAGTTGGTTTGGATTTTAGGACAACACAAACAATTAATATGGAAGAGGGACCTTTGTTTTCTATTGGTGCAGGTGGGGACAAATACATGTCTTTAATTCAATTTGCTCGTGTCAAGCAAGTTGATTTGCAAGAGGAGTTTCACAAAGGAACTTGGAGTAATGACATGAGTTGGCAACAGTTGACGGTGTTAGACAAGGCTTATAAAGACTTTAAGGAAAGAAAAGGCAAGATTGATTTTATCGATATGATAGAAAGATTTATCAAGGGTGGTACTTCTCCTAATTTTCATATGCTTATCATAGACGAAGCTCAAGACTTAGCACCAATACAATGGAAAATGGTTAAGGATGTTCTCGTTCCTAATTCAGAACATGTATACTATGCTGGAGATGATGACCAGGCGATATACTCTTGGATGGGTGTAGATGTAAAACATTTTTTAAATGCAAGTAAACAAAAAATATTGCTTAAGGACTCTCACAGAGTTCCAAATCACATTCACGCATGGGCACAAAATATCACAGATAAAATAGAAATAAGAGAAAAGAAAGAATGGAAACCAACAGATGAAAAAGGAATGGTTACATGGCACAATGATATTCTTGATGTGGATATGCGAGAGGGCGAATGGTTGATACTTACAAGAACAAACTACATAGCGAACCAAGTTTGTAATAAACTCAGAGAAGAAGGCTACTTCTTCTGGCGAGAGGGAGATGGTTGGTCTGTATCTTTAAATGTATTGTTAGCGATAGAGGTATGGATATCTTTACAGAAAGGCAGAGCAGTAGAACCAAAATTGTTAAAAGTTTTTGCCAAGTTTATAGACCCTTCTTTGATAAAGAGAGTTGGTAGAAAAGCTATGGGTAATCTTGTTGATGATTTAGAATATAATTTAGAACATTTGAAAACCTTATGTGGGTTTGAGGCTAATCATTTTATGGGTTGGCAAAAGGTTTTGAAGTTATCGGAACAAGTTGTTGCATACATAGTTTCTGCCAGAAGACGAGGAGAGAGAATTTTGTCGGAAGATCCTAGAATCCGTGTATCAACAATACATAGAGCAAAAGGTGGAGAAGCAGATAATGTAGCAATACTTATGGACTCGACAAAGGCATGTGTCGAGAGTGAAGATCAAGATGCCGAGAGAAGAGTATGGTATGTTGGTATGACAAGAGCAAAAAAAGAATTACATATAATAGAAAAATCAGGAAGGTATGGGTTTGATTTATGAGAAGAGATAAAGCGTTAAAAAAAGCAGAAGGTTTAGTTAGCACTGAAAGAGCAGAAGTGTACGGAGATGCTAGACTTAATCATCAAAGAATTGCTACAATGTGGAGTGTAATTTTTGGAATAAAAATTACAGTGCCTATGGTATACTTGGCTATGGTTGCTGTTAAGATGTCTAGACTTATAAA